GGCGGAGACCCACTGATGGTAGAATACATCACCCACATGGGATCGGACGACACCGTCTGCGATGCAGCCCGGGTGTCTATGGACAAGACGGCAGACCTGTTCACGCCGTCTCAGAACGAGCGCCTGATCAACTACCTGGCCCGTCACAACCACTGGTCTCCGTTCTCGCACGTGTCGGTGCAGATGCGGTTCAAGGCGCCGATCTTCGTCGCCCGTCAGTTGGCCAAGCACCAGGTCGGCTTCGCCTGGAACGAGGTGTCCCGGCGTTACGTCAACTCGGACCCTGAGTTCTACTATCCTTCGTTCTTCCGCGACAAGGCCGACAACGTCAAGCAGGGCTCCAGCCACACGGCAAACGTCCATAGCGACTTGTTCATGTCCAGCTACCAGGACCTGCACGATGCAGCCCTGCTGGTATATCAGGACATGATCGAGAAGGGCGTGTGCCCCGAGCAGGCCCGTATGATCCTTCCACAGTCGATGCTGACGGAGTGGATCTGGACCGGCAGCCTGTACGCATGGTCCCGCATGTACCGCCTTCGCGTCGATTCCCACGCCCAAGCCGAGGTTCAGGTGTACGCCCATCTTGTCGGCGGCATCTGCTCCAAGCACTTCCCTCTTTCCTGGAACGCCCTTACCGGAGACCTGACTTGATCATCGTTGCATTTGCCGGGCTTGCCCGAGGCGGCAAGACGACCGCAGCCAACTACCTGTTCGACTGGTGCAAGGAGCACGGTCTCAGCCCCGTCAGGGTGTCCTTCGCCAAGCCGATGAAGGACGCCGCCGAACGCCTGGGACTGTCAAAGGACAAGGACCCCAAGAAGTACCGTGCTGTGCTCCAGAGGTGGGGTGAGACCCGTCGAGACCCGGACTTCCGACCCGGGATCTCAGGCGAGGGCTACTGGGTGAACAGGGCCGCCATGAACCTGCTGAAGCTCGCCAATGCCGAGGCAGCCATGTACAAGCACATGGACAAGCACGGATTCAACTCGGAGTTCAAGGAAACTGTCGCCATTTTCGACGACGTTCGCTACATGAACGAACTCGAGTTGATCGAGGGCATGGGCGGAACTACCGTTTTCATCGACGGAATGGCCCGTATCAAGGACATGGACGCCGAGTGGCGCAAGCATGAGTCAGAACGACTCGCAATGCTGTACTCGCACGGTCGCTATCCTGACATCTTCGACTACTACGTCAACAACAACTACAGCGAAGACACCCTCAAGCAGCTGGTAGACCACCTCGCTCCGGCGTGGCTGGATATGGAGATCATGACATGAGTCAGTTTGACCGCATCGAGCAGAATGAGATCGAGAAGATCGCCAAGAAGGTGGTTGCCGCTTCCGGTGGAGGAGGCGGTGGATCTGGCACCGTGACGCAAGTCAACTCCGGAACAGGACTTACGGGAGGACCGATCACCTCGACCGGTACCCTGAGCGTCTCGTTTGGTACCTCGGGAACCACCGCCTGTGTCGGTAACGACGCCCGTCTGTCTGACGCCCGTACGCCCACCGCACATGTCCACGCTGCAGGCGACGTCACCTCCGGTACTCTCAATATCGCCCGTATCCCCACGGGAACCTCAGGTACCACCGTCTGCATCGGAAACGACGCCCGTCTGTCGGATGCCCGAACTCCGCTGACCCACACCCATCCCCAGTCCGACATCACCAACCTGGTGACGGATCTGGCTGGTAAAGCCAATACAACTCATACTCACGATGCTGCCGACATCGCCAGTGGAGTCATTGCGACTGCCCGATTGGCTTCGTCAGGTACCGCTAGCTCAACGACATTTCTTCGTGGCGATCAACGGTGGGCCACCCCAGCCTCTCTTGGTCTTGCCGATGGTGACTACGGCGATGTGACCGTAAGCGGCACCGGTACGGTTATGACCGTAGACGTCCGCTATCGACCGTGGAATGTTCCGTTGTCTACAATGCGTCTTACGGCAACTTGGAACGGAACTGCTCTTACCAACGCGGCTCAGACAGGCAGCAGAATCTACTTGGCTCCGTACGTTGCATGCGACGCGTTCAACGCCGTGTCTCTAGTTGGTAACGTCGTGACAGGTGTGGCTAGCTCCACGTTCTATCTGGGGGTGTACGCTTCCGGTACCAACGGATGGCCTTCAGGAGCCCCGTTGATAAACAGCGGTTCTCTCTCCGGAGCCGCAGGTGGAGATCAGACCTATACCCCAGGATCTTCGCTGGCCATGGCAAAGGGCACCCAGTACTGGTTGGCATTCATGACCGGAGCTACCGCCCCTAACGTCCGCCAGATGCCTGTGGCTGGTCTCTGGCCGTTCGGCGGTGTTGTCACCAACGCTACTACCAGCAGAACCGTGGTGTTTAGGACCATTACCCCTGGAACTTGGCCCAACTTCACGACAAATCCGGTGGTTGTAGCTGACCTGGCCTCAGCCGCTTGGCCTCTGGTCTACCTGGTGGTCTGAATTACCCACTCCTTACCAGGAGAATCTATAAGTAAGCCTATAGGGGCGTATAGGTACTCCCTATACGCCCTTATACTCTTACCTCCTCTACCTACATAGAGGATAGAGTAAAGGAGAGTAGAGGTATGCTAGTAAGGGTAGACTTCATGGACCTAGGGGATACCCTTAGCGTCCTATCGGGTACCCTTAGGGGCTTCCCAGCCGTCCACGTAGGCATTCGCTACGGGGATCATTACCTGACCGTCCCCCGAGGGGAAACGTCCTCCTGGCGACCGGCAGATCTTGCCGAACGTGTCATCCAGAAGTACGTTCGAGAATCCTTCACCATAGACCCCCCTACCCACGACCCAAAGCTGGTGTCGCTCCTGGGAGAGGGCCATGTGGTCAGCTCACCATCCTGGATGTTCGTCTCGGAGCTCATGCTCCTCGCTGGATACCATCCAAAAAGAACCACCTGCGTCGGCGTTGTGTCGACCATCCTGTGCGCAATGGGGTTGCCCCTCAGGTGCGACAGTCCGGTCGAACTTCACCGACTTCTACAGGAACTCTAAATGAACAAACCAAACATCACACCGGAACTGGTCCTCTGGCTAGAGGCCTCCTTTCCTCCGGTACTCGACACGCGTGGCGTCGACCTGCGGGAAATCGACTTCCGGTCAGGTCAGTACAGCGTCGTGACGACAATCAAGTCTCTTCTAGAAAGGCAGACCAAGCATGGGTCCGAGCGTTCCCCGGGGCCCAAGTGAGGCCCAGATCAAGACGGAGTCTGAACTTGAGCGAGAAAGAGTCAAGTTCGAAGGCGAGCGCCGACAGTTCGTCGAGCGCGTCGGAGCGTACGAGAGCCTCACTCGAGCCAACCTCTCGGGCGAGCGTAGCTCGTTCGAAGTTGCGGACTGGGCTCCCATGGATGCTTCAGGTCTCTTCGTACCGGCCAAGTTCGATCCCTCGTTCGACCCGACCAGGTACTCCAAGCAGGACCTGAGCTGGTTCAGCGCGCCGAACCTAGGCATCAACGCACCAGGCTCTACGCCTTCGGTGAACAACCCGTCACAGGGTCTGTTCAATCCGCTTCCAGCCAACACAAACGGCTCCAAGACCGATAGGTCCTGGATCGACATGTACAGAGGTCTTCAATGAAGGGTGAGATTCAGACAGAGTTCGAGCGGCTTGACAGCCGCCGCAGCAACAAGCTGCAGAGGGCGCAGGACTGCGCCCGTCTCACCGTGCCCGGTCTCTACCCAGAGGACGGCTTCACCGAGACGATGGAGCTTCCCGATGTCTTCAGCAGCCTTCCCGCCCGTGGCGTGATGGCGCTGGCATCGCGGATGGTCTCCGCCATCTATCCGCTCAACCAGGCTCCGTTCTTCAACTTCGAGCTCGACCAGGCCTTCGTCCCTCAGGGCGTCGACCCGACCGAGACGATGGCTCAGCTCGGTCGCCTCGACCGCAAGATCATGGACAAGCTGAGCTCGACGAACCTCCGTCAGGAGCTGTTCGTCCTGTTCCAGCACCTGATCATCTGCGGTGACGCGCTGTTCGAGATCGTCGACGAGTACTCGTTCCGGGTGCATCGCATTGACCAGTACGTCGTCCAGCGCTATCCCGATGGCCGCGTCAAGCGCATCATCCTCCGCGAGTGGGTTGATCCCGACGCCGTTCCGGAGGACTGGCCGAAGAACGTGGACCTCGAGGAGGAGTACGAAGGCACCGGCCCCACCGAGGACCACAAGCCCTTCTACACCGAGATCGAGTGGAACGAGGACACCAAGAAGTGGGAAGTCGAGAAGGAATACTGCGGCGTCATGGTCGACAGCGGCTCCTACGACGTGTGCCCCTACGTTCCCCAGGTGTGGTCGCGCATCGCTGGCGAGGACTACGGTCGATCGCTGGTCGAGGAGCACATCGGCGACATCCGCACGCTCGAGACCATCACCAAGGCCCTCGTCGAGGCGGCGGTCGCCAACTCGGAGTTCCGCATCGGAGTCGATCCGACCGGCA